TAAATGGTATAAAGATGGTAGTACTGGGTCAGGATCTCAACTATTAGCTTTAGATGAATCTGGTACTTTAACTTTAGGTGGTCAAGCAACCCTTCAAGGTGGTGTTGCTGTAACAGGAAACATCTCAGTTTCAGGAACAGTTGACGGTAGAGACGTAGCTGCTGACGGTAGTAAATTAGATGGTATAGATTCTGGAGCTAAAGACGACCAGACTAAAGCAGAAATTGATGCACTAAACATTAATGCTGACCAAGTTGATGGTTTACATGCTTCTAGTTTTGTAAGATCAGACGCTAGTGATACTTTAACTGGTCAATATGATTTTCAAAATACTGGTTCATATCCAATAGTTATTGGTAATACCAGTGGTGCTGCTGATGCACACTTACTTCTTCGTGGTTCAGCTAACCCTTACATAAGATTTAGAGAAAATAATACTGATAAAGCATATATTCAATGGAACTCTGGAGGTTTCTTACAACTTTCAAATGAAGAAGCTAACGAACATGTAAGAATACAATCTGGCAATAGCGGTCTAAGATTTTTAGTTGATGGTTCTGACTATGCTGTCTGGCACTCTGGTAATGACGGTTCTGGCAGTGGGTTAGATGCTGACACTTTAGATGGTATTGATTCAAGTAACTTTTTACGATCTAATACAGCAGATACAGCAGCAGGCGACATTACATTTACTGGTGGAGCTGGTGCTGCAACTATTGGTGCTGGTAGTGATATTAGATTTAATAACACTACTAGTGCTTGGACAGGAGAACATACTGGTAAAATTCAGTACTATAGTGGTCATTATTATTTCCAAGCAGCCGGTACATTTCATTTTAGAAACTCAGGTGGAAGTAATATATTTTATATAGACAGTAGTGGTAACGCAGTTGCTTCTGGTAACGTAACAGCTTACTCTGACGCAAGGCTTAAGACTGATATTTCTACTATCAACGATGCTCTTGGTATCTGCGGTAAGTTACGTGGTGTTAGTTATAAATGGTTAGCAGATGGTAAAGCTGGTATTGGTGTTATTGCACAGGAAGTAGAAGAAGTATTACCAGAAGTAGTTTTAACTAATCAAGACGTTAACCCTGAAACAGGAGAAACAACAGAAGTTAAATCAGTTGACTACGGAAAAATAGTAGGCGTACTTATAAACGCAATAAACGAATTAAAAGCAGAAGTAGACGAATTAAAAGGAGGTAAGTAATGGCTTTACAAAGCTCCGGCTCAATCAGTATGACTGATATCGTCGGTGAATTTGGTGGGTCAGTCCCCCATTCGTTATCTGAATATTATAGAAATGGTGGTGCCGTACCAGCTAACAATACAAACGTTCCTACTTCAGGAACTATTAGTATTGGTAACTTTTATGGTGCCGTTAACGAAATACAATACACAATCTCTAGTAATACAACCAACTTCCAACTCAGTTCAGCTTATGGCTCAAACTGGTCAACTGCTGTACCTAAAAGACTTATCGTTAATAGCGGTGTAACTGTAGGTAGTAGTAATGGAAACCCTGCTATGACTATTGAAGGGTCAATGGGAGGTACATTAATTGTACAAAATACAGGAAGTATTCAAGGTACTGGAGGTTCAGCTAATGGCGGAAACGGTGGTTCAGCCGTAAGATCAGATCAAAACGGTAATATCACTTTTTACAACAACTCTGGCGGTCAGGTTTATGCTGGCGGTGGAGGTGGCGGTAAAGGCGGTACCGGTGGTACTGGCGGACAAGGCGGTACAGGAGGTACTGGTGGAGCTGGTCAATACCAAAGTTATGTAGGAGCATCTAGTATGTTCACACAATATCCACACAACGCAGGACCACTTCCCGGTTCATATTTCTGTGGCGTAATTTTTGGATGGCATACTTTTGGAAACATAACTGGTTATCAACAAGGAACTAAATCTAGATTTTGGTGGCACGGAAGAGTGACCTTTAGTTGTTATGCAAACAACGCACAATCTGGAGGAAACGGTGGTTCTGGAGGTTCCGGTGGTTCTGGAGGAGCTGGCGGAGACGGCGGTAGAGGACAAGGCTACGGTCAATCTGCTCAAAACGGTTCAGGCGGTTCAGCCGGTGGAGCTGGTTCTGGAGGTAACTCTGGAGGAGCTGGTACTAACAATGCTGGAGCTGGTGGTACCGGAGGAACTGGTGGACAAGGCGGAACTGGCGGAACTGGCGGAAACGGAGGTTCATGGGGTACTGACGGTGGTGACGGAAACCAAGGAAACACAGGTCTAACCGGAATAACAGGAAACCCGGGTGCTAACGGAAACAATGGTACCGGAGCTGGTGGTTCAGGCGGTTCAGGAGGTTCAGCCGGTGCTGGAGGTTCCGGTGGCGGAAACAAAGGATACTACATACAAAACAGACATTACATGACATTCCACAATTCAGGTTCAGTAGCCGGAAGTTAATTATGAAATACAAAATTACAGATGCTGATTCATATCACATTAAAGTTGAATATGAAGACGGAAGCTATGCAAATATAGCTACAGCTAAAGATATGACTGCAAGAGCTTATGCTATTGCTATCTCTCAATTCCGTCCAAATGATGGTGTAAGTACAGATGATTTACCTGTAAAAGTTGGTGACGAAGGTACAGTAGGTGAAATTCCAAATGACCCATATGGTGGTAAGTCTATAATTACTTACGATCAAGCTAGATCAGAATGTTACCCAACTTACGCCGATCAATTAGAAGCTGCATTTAAAGCAAGAGAAGGTGACGATACTATGCTTAAAGGTGTAGACAATAACATAAAACTCACTAAAGCTAAGTTCCCCAAGACTGAAGACACAATGACTTGGGACCAATACAGTGCAGCTAGAAAAGCACTAATGGAAGATGAAAACTGGTATTCCGAGGGAGAGTAAGTTAAAGATTTGCTCTAGCTGCCCTTCCTATGAACGGAATTTTCGCCTTTGTAAAGAATGTGGATGTATCGTTCCTCTAAAAACATTAGTTAAAGGAGCAAAATGTCCACTCAACAAATGGTGATACCAACAATAGTTATTCCACCAATACAACAAATAGAAACCATATCTATACCTCTACCTACAGCAGACGTACCATCATACATTCCTATGGTGGTACCGCCTAGCGATCTAGAAGCTCCAGAAGGAGTACAGGCAGAGGCAAAAGATGAACCGGAAGCAACGGGTATAAGAAAAGTAGACATACCGTTTACAGATATAAAAATGCCTGTCCCGGAAAACGAAATTTTAGTAACGGCTGGGACAACTGCGGTTGTCTCTGTAGCAGCCACCCTTACAGCTACAGCAGCTTTTAAATGGGCGGTTACTGCAATGAAACCTATACTAAAAACAGCATGGAAGAAGATAAGCCGATCAAAGGACAACCAAAAAGTTTCTTTAAAAGATTAAAAGAAGGTGTAGATGACCATGAAGAACAGATGGCAGTACTTGGCGCAGCAGTGCGTTTAGGTGTAGTTATCTGGTCAGGATTTATTATTACCTTAAGTTATGTCGAACTGCCTATGGTTAAAAAGTCAGCCACAGCAGGCGATATCACGTTCGTAGCCTCGATTTTTACGGGGGCACTTGCAACTTTCGGGCTGTCTACGGGAAATGGTAACGGCAAAAATAAAGACAAAGAAAAACCAAAAGCATGAAAAAATTAATCTTGCTTTTAGCTCTGTTATCACCCGGCATAGCTAGAGCCAATACTGTCACTCCCCAGTTTACATCAGGGAGTATGAACTCAACGACCACTACCACTCAAACTATAGTGGAGACGGAGCAACGCCAAGTATGGGGTGCTGCCGTAAATACGTGGTCAGGAAATAATGTAACTGCATCTGGAAACTTAGCAGACTCAGCTACAACATTTTCAGTAACTAACACTTCACTACCGTGGAACTTAGAAACCACAACAAGAGCAGCAGGCTTAGTAGAACAAATAGACTTTACAAGAAACTATACAATAAACTCTACTACTACATCGCTCTCTGTATTCTCTCAGTAAGTCCTGTACTTGCAGAAGGAGACACCAATAATAATAGCAATCCCGTGGCAGCCGCGACGGGAAATGTGACAAATCAAGCTGTCCAATTTCAGAACAATGGAGCACCAAGTCGACAAGCCTTTGGTAACAACATATCTTGTAATGGCAGCACTATGACATTCAGCCCATTTTATATGGGTAATGACACTGAACCAGAAACAGAAGATGGTTATGTCATATCAGAAAACTGGGGGTTCCAAATAAACTTTATGGTACCCCTTAATCGAGACATGACTAAGCAATGCGAACGCATGGCTGAAAGTCAAATACAAAAGAACAAACTCGATTTCGAGCTGGTTCGTGCTCTTAAATGTGCCGAGCTCCAGCAGAAGGGCTTTACCCTGCTACCCGGG